GCAGGATATCGTTATGTGAAGTCAGGTGGTAGATTGAAAACATCCACTAGTCCTAGTTTTAACAAGGGCATGGCAATAGCACAACGACATCTTAAGACACAGGGTGTTACAACTAGACTGAGGAAGCCAAAGTGATTGAATATCGTGGAGAAAAGTTTGAAGGTTATAATAAGCCAAAACGGACTCCTAAGCATCCTACAAAGAGCCATGCAGTTCTAGCTCGTGAGGGTGACAAGATAAGACTAATTAGATTTGGACAACAAGGTACTAAAGGTTCTCCCTATAAACGAGGTGAGAGCAAGGCTAATAGAGCAAGGCGTCGTGCATTTAGAGCAAGACATGCCAAGAACATTGCTCGAGGTAAGTTCAGCGGCGCATATTGGGCTGACAAGGTTAAATGGTGAGGTAATAAACAGTGGCTATCCAATCACAACAAATTGAAAAGAAAAGTCTAGAAGCACATGTAGATTTATGTGCGGAAAGATATAAAGAACTTAACACTACTATTACACAAATGAACGAGAGAATAGATAGTTTAGAAAATCATATTTTAGATTTAAAAGACGATTTAAACAAGATTACTCGTAGTGTTAACAATAGAATAATAACTATTTCAGGAGCAACTGTTGGTGTATTGGCAACTGCTGTTATCGCACTCACTGTGAAACTGATTAACTAAGGAGCGATTATGGGAATACAACTAATACAAACAACACCACAGTCAGATATAGGTTGGGGTGTAGCACTTAATGAATTTGATGACTGTTCAGCAATAGACAAATTTGGATATAATGCAGATATTGGTACAGCATATGAAACTGTCTGGGACGGTGGTGGAGTATATGCTTATCCAGGTAGTGCTCTTGCAATGACAGCAACATCAGCAAGCGGAGCATCAGACAATGGTGTGACTATTCTTATTGAAGGATTAGACACAAACTATGATGTGTTAACAGAAACTGTTACTCTAGCAGGCTCAGGTACTGCTACTACATCAGGTGAGTTTTTAAGAGTGTATAGAGCTTATGTGACAGGCGCAACAGCACCTGCAGGCAATGTTACTATTGCAAATGGTGGCACAACCTACGCACAGATTTCTACACCTTATAACCAAACACAGATGGCAGTTTATACCATACCAAACCGGAAAAAAGGCTGGTTAGTTGCTGCCAATATCAGTATTGAAAAGCAAAAAGAAATTGTAGCAAAAATACAAACAAGAGAACCAGGTGGTGTGTTCAGAACAAAAGGTATCATTAGTAGTTTTGCTGTACCTTTCCAGCGTAGATGGGTTATCCCACAAGCAATACCTGAAAAAACAGACATTGAAATACAAGCCAAAGCAGGTGCATCAACAAGTTTGGCAGCAGGCTTTGAAATTATTTTACAGGATGCATAACAATGCCAGTAATGAAGACAAAGGGAGGATATAGATTTGGTACTTCAGGAAAAGTTTATCCAACTCGTAAGAAAGCTGAAGAGCAAGCTCGGGCTATCTACGCCGCAGGATACAAAAGTAAAAAAACTAAAAAAAGGTAAGGAGAAATAATATGTACAAGAAGAAAAAGAAGTCTAAAACAGGTTACGGTAAAAAGAAGTGATTTACCAACAAAGAATGCGGGCTATGGTAGAACGCCTGCAACCTAAACAGCGAGAGTATAGGCGGGTAGCAAAACCTGCTCCAAAACCTATCAACTCTCGGTAATCTACTAAATACACAACAACACTCATTAAGGAGGCAGAGTTACAATGGACTCACAAGAAACATTGGCAGGAACAGAACAGGCAACTGACGCCGAGTTAGATCAAGCAACTAACGAAGTTCAGGACAGCAAGACATATTCACAAAACGACTTAGACAATGCTCTAGCAAAACTAAAGCACAGTTTGAATCGCAAATTCTCACGGCAGATTGAAGAGTTGGGTGACTTAGATGAGCTCAAACAACTTAAGACAGATGCAGAAACACGCAGGGTTGAAGAAGCCAAAAAGCGTGGAGAATATGATAATTTGATGAAAGAGCTTGCTACCAAAAAAGATGCTGAAATCGCCAAGCGTGATGCAGTTATAAGAGAATACAAAGTTGATATGCCTCTAGTTGAAGCGGCAGCCAAGTACCGTGCAGTAGCACCGGAACAAGTAAGGACGCTGTTAAAAAACCAGTTGAATCTCAACCCAAATGGTGAAGTTGAAATATTAGACAGTACAGGTACTGTCAAATATAATGACAAGGGTGAAATGATGTCAGTAGATGAACTTGTAAAAGGTTTTCTAGACACTAATCCACACTTTGTGTCAGCAACACCAGCAACATCGGCTACCAAGTCGAGTACTTCTCCTGTAAACAATACGCCTTTAGATATCAGCAAATTGGATATGAAAAATCCAGAACATCGTAAACAGTATGCGGAACACCGCAATGCTGGAAGAAAAGCTAGATAACAAGGAGAAATTTAATGGCTTATAATGCAAACAATGCGGCAGCCTATAATGTTTCTACTAACCCGGGCGGTATGGCAGATGATGTCTATACCAATCTGTTAGCAGATGCACAGTTCGCCGCTTACGAAACAAGTATCGCAAGAAACTTCGTAACCACATATGATGTTGGTTACAACACAGGTAAGGTAATTCAGGTTCCTGTATACTCTGCTGTAACTGCTACTGGCCTTACAGAAGGTACAGCACCATCTGCAAGCACATCTAACGCAGTTTCTATTGACATCACATTAGCAGAACTTGGTACATACTTCCAAGTTACTGACTTATTGCGTGATGCAGCCGAGCGTGATGTAATGCAAGACTTAGGTTACTCAGCAGGTCGTGCTATTGGTGAGAAGATGGATACAGATGTATTCGCACTTTTCAACAGTTTCACACAATCAGTTGGTACTGAAGATAGTGCTATCACACTTGACAATATTTTAGATGCAGTTGCAACACTTCGTGCCGCTAAGGTATCTGGTCCTTTAATTGGTATTTTAGGTCCACGCCAGGCATTACAACTTAAGAAGGAATTAGTAACAAATGCTAACTTCCCAGTTTCATACCATGATTATGGTACTGAAGTTGCTAGATCTGGTGCATTAGGTACTTTTGCAGGTGTTCAAATGTTTGAGTCAAGCCTCGTAAAGAGCGACTTAGACACTAACACTGACACTGAGCTTAACATGGTTGGTGCTATCTTTGCTCCATCAGCAATCGGTCACGCTATGCGTGGTGGTGTTACTATGGAAACACAAAGACAGGCAGCTTCTAGAGCAACTGAAGTTATGATGACAGCAACATGTGGACAAGCAATTTTGCAAAACACACATGGTGTTAAGATTGTTGGTTCTGCTACAGACTAATAATTAAGCATCATTGCTAATTTAAACAGGGCCCTAAAAAGCCCTGTTTTTTTGTGTTAGTACATTACTAGTCTAGATACCAACTAAATACTGTAGAGCAAGAAGGACTTGCTCCTCTTACAATTTGTGAAGGACACAATGCTATGGCTTATGCTACAGAAGCGGATCTCCTAGAGATCGAACCTACCATTCTAGATTACGGCGTACTAGACTTTGATGCCGAACTAGCAAAATCAGAAACAGAAGTTAACAGAATACTCACCGTTAGGTGGTGGCCCGTATACATGAAAGACAGACGATATGACATCGTTAGACGGGTCGGCGAAATCCTAATGGACACAGACAAATTAGATCCAACACAATGGACGCAGGCAACAGTTTACCATGCACTAGCACATCACATCTGTCCTAAACTAAGCACATTTGATCCAGCAAGAGATGTATTTCGTGAGAAAATGGAATACTACGGTAGAAGATTTGAATCAGAAATGGATTTGTGTATTAGAGAGGGAGTGCGTTACGACGATAACGACGACGATATATTCCAGGATGTAGAGAAACTGCCTGATGTTTCATTAAGGTTGAGAAGATGAGTATTCGTGAAGAACTTGCTAAAGACATTGTAACTACACTAAAAGAAATAGAAGATCCCAAACCAGTATTGGTTACTAGGGAACCTTTTGATGTAGAGAAATTAGCGATCACACAATTTCCAGCAATACTAGTCCAAACAGGAGACGAAGAAAAAGAAACTGTCACTATGGGATTGCCCAGTGCCGGTATACGCACAGGTACGATTAACTACCAATTGCGTTGCTTCGTAAGAGGGAATGAATTAGATACAAAAAGAAATGATCTAATTGAGAGCATAGAGGAAATACTTGACACTGACAGGTATAGAGGTTATACAGATTTTACTGTATTAGATAGCCAAATAACACAAATTGAAGTTATAGAGCGACTGCAACCACTTGCAGAGTTTAACATGACATTTGTGGTTAATTACAAACATGTAAGAGGAGCGAACTAATGATTAAAGTTTATAAAGGCGAGAATTGGAAGTTTGTGCATGAGCATAAACTACAAGAGTATCTTAAGGCTGGCTGGAGCGAGTCTAAAGGTACAAGCAAGAAAGAGGATGTCGCAGATGTCCCAACAAAAACGGTGAAAGCCAAGCCTACCGTTACAAAGGCAGAGGCAGAAGTCATAACAGATAAAGGAGACGAGTAATGGCTATTTTGACAGGCAACAATGGTGTCGTCAAAGTTGAAAATAATGCTGGGGCACAAACTGCACTTGCGGCAGTAAGAAGTTTTAGCGTTGAGATAACTAGCGACACTATTGAAAAAACAACAATGACGAATGATACACGCCAATACCTAAAGGGATTAGGTTCCTGGTCTGGTAATGCTGACATCTATTTTAATCCAACAGAGTATCCAACAAGTACAACAGGTTTGATTGCACTAAACCCAACTGGTTCGACAGAGCTAGTAGGTGGTGACACAGTCCTTGTTGAATTCTTTTTGAACGATACCAGTAACAAATTTAGTGGCGAATGTATAGTAACTGGTTTTACAGTTAACTCAAGCATGGACGGAATGGTAGAAGCATCTATCAGTTTCCAGGGTTCAGGCGCTTGC